ATCTATAATGCCTAGAGTAGGCTTATCTACTGTAATAACATTATCTATTAAATTAAGAAGAGATGGAGATGCTAAGTCAGATACAATAACTGACGCAGTAGTAGGTAGTGATAATGATTTCACAACATTAGAATTCTCTAGTTCTATATTTTCTGAAGGCTCTACTTATTTTATGGAGATAGAAGCTGACGACAATCTAGCATATAGAGATAAAATATTCTGTACTAGTCAAGATGATTATACTGTTAAACATATAGTATCACAAGACAGATATATACAACCTACAGGAGAGATAAATGATAACACATACATTATATAATGAAAGATAATAAGAAGCAACAAAATGTAAGGATACTTAATTTATCATCTTACGAAGCACCAGAAGTAAAAGAAGTTCACAATAGAGATTGGGTTTCTTGGGGTGCTGATAATAATTATTTTGGTAGACTTATAGAATTAGATACTTCTAGCCCAACTAATGCTAGATGTAATAACGGTATAGCTGATATGGTATTTGGTAGAGGTATAGAATCTACTAACTCTGAGTTATTACCAGAACATTATGTAAGAATGAAAAAACTATTAAGACCTAGAGAAATTAAAAAGGTAGTAATAGATAGAAAGAAATTAGGACAAGGTGCAATTAAACTAACCTACAATAGAAATAAAACTAAGATATTAAAAGTATCTCACTTTCCTATGGAGACTTTAAGAGCTGAGAAAGCTAACTCTAAAGGAATTATACAAGCATACTACTACCATCCTAATTGGGCAGATGCTAAACCTAGTGATAAGCCTAAAAGAATACCTTGTTTCAAACACGGAGGTAAATCACAAAGAGAAGAGATATATGTAATTAAGCCTTATAGAAGTGGTTTCTACTATTACTCTACTCCTGATTACCAAGCTTGTTTACAATATGCTGATTTAGAATGTGAAGTATCTAACTACCATATATCTAATATACAAAATGGATTAGCTCCTAGTTTATTTATTAACTTTAACAATGGTATTCCTAACGAAGAAACACAAGGTGCTATTGAAAGAAAGATTAATGATAAGTTTTCTGGTAGCTCTAATGCAGGTAGAACTATTATAGCATTTAACGAGTCTAAAGAAACTCAAGCAGAAATAGAAGCTATACACTTACCTGATGCTCACGCTCAATATCAATTCTTATCTGATGAAGCTAGAGAAAAGATTATGTTAGGACACGGTATTGTATCTCCTATCTTATTAGGTATTAAAGATAATACAGGATTTGGTAACAATGCAGAAGAATTAAGAACAGCATCTGTATTAATGGACAATGTAATTATTAGACCATTCCAAGATGAGATTAAATACTGTTTAGAAGATATATTAGACTTTAACGGTATTACACAAGATTTATACTTTGTAACATTACAACCAATAGAGTTTACAGAATTAGATAACATATCTACTAAGATTAGAAAAGAAGAAGAAACTGGAGAGAAATTATCTTCACAAGTTAATGAGGACTTTTCTGAAGAACAAGGAGATGATATGCTAGAGCAGTTAGAAGGCTTAGGAGAGGTTTTAAGCGATGATTGGGAAGTTGTGCATAGCGAAATATATTCAGAGGATATAAGTGACGTTAGAATGGCTACAATTAAGTCTAGCAACAAATCATCTAAAGAGGATAGTGATATCTATAAAATTAGATATGCTTATATGCCAGTAAGAAGTAATCCTAATAGTAGAGACTTCTGTAAAAAGATGGAAACATTTACTTCTAGAAATATAGTATTTAGAAAAGAAGATATTAATATGATGTCTTTTAGAGGTGTAAATAAAGAGTTAGGTCATAACAAACAGAACTATAGCTTACTTAAATTTAAAGGAGGTAAAAACTGTCATCACTACTGGGAGTTAAGAGTATTTAAATTAAAAGGAGATAAAAGAGTAGACCCTAATTCAGCTTATGAGAAAGGTTTAAAACAACCTAACAATCCAGATGAAATGGGAGAAAGAATGATTGACAGAGATGATAACGGTGCTTACAGAAGTACATTAAGTAAAATTAAAAACATATTAGGACTATGAAAGCATTATTCATAAGTATAGCAGACTTAAAAGCTAAGTCTATAATAGACGGTAACACAGATGCAGATAAGCTAATTCATCAAATTGAAGTAGCACAAGATATGCATATACAAAACTACTTAGGTGGTAAACTATATGACAAGCTACAAGACTTAATATTATCTGGAGATATAGACTTACCTGCTAATAGTGATTATAAAGCTCTTAGAGACGATTATATTAAGCCTATGCTAATATGGTTCACTCAATTAGAGTACTTACCATTTGCTATGTTTAAAATAGATAATGGAGGTATAAACAGACATAGAGGACAAGAGTCAGATACGGTAGACTTTAGAGATGTAGATAGAATGCAGAGTAAGATTACAGATAGAGCAGAGTTCTATACTAAAAGATTTATAGATTACATCTGCTTTAACAGCCAGAAGTTTCCAGAGTACAATAATAATAGTAATGGAGATATGTATCCTGATAAAGATGCAGATAGCTTCTCAAGTTTTGTATTATAAGATGAAGAGAAAGTATAAAACAAAGAAAAAGAATATAGTAAATTTAGATAAATTCTATAATAAGTTTAATAAAGAAATAAAAGACAAAGACAATGGCAAACGAAATATACGAGAATAGTTGGTGGGGAAGTCCTACTTCTACAGGTTGGGGTAGCATTTACTACGAGTATGCAGTAATAGTTCCTTCTGAAGTAACAACTAGATTTAGTGATAGAGTAATTGCTGACGGTGGTGTAGTAGAGTCTTTAGATTGTATTGATAGAAATATTGATTTAAAATCTGATAACTGGACTTATTACTTTAGAGTAACTGATGATGGAGGTATAGTAGAATCTTTAGAATGTGTAACAATATAAATAAAAATAATATAATTAAAATAAATTAAAAATGGCAATACCAAGTTTAGCAATGATACCTTCAGGGTATAAAGACGGGAAAGTATATAGTGTACTTCCTACAAATGGAGACGGAGACTTTACGTTCTCTAGAGGCTCTAATGCAACAAGAGTTAATAGTAGTGGATTAATAGAAACAGTAACAGGAGATACTCCTAGACTAGACTATACAGATAGTTCTTGTCCTAGTTTATTATTAGAGCCGCAGAGTACTAATTTGATTGAGTATAGTGAGGCGTTTGAAAACTATTTTAATGTATCAGAGATTACTTTAGACTCTAATTATGCTATATCTCCTGATGGTACTCTAAATGCTAATAAGATAAGTTTTCCAACTACATCAGATTCTATGTATAGGAGTGGGTTATCCTATTCAGGAACTCACACTGTTTCTTTTTGGTATAAAGGAGAGGGTAGCGATATAGGAAAAACTTTCAACGTAAAATTAAGTTCAAACTTTAATATAACTTTAGAAAGTGAATGGAAAAGATTTGAAGAACAAATCAACGGATTAAGTAGTATTGAAATTACAAATAGAAACAATACTACAATAGGAAATGGAAGTTTATTACTGTATGGGTTTCAGCTAGAAGAACAATCTTACGCAACTTCTTACATACCTACTAACGGAGCAGTAGCAACTAGACTAGCAGATGAGTGTGTTAACACAAGTGCAGAAAGTGTTATAGGACAAACAGAGGGAAGTATTTTTGCTGAATTTAAATGTTTAGATAGTGTAGCTAATCTTGCGATTTGGATGCGAAATCCAAGTGGAGGAAACTATAGAGATATGATTAAATTAGAATGTGGAGATTCTAAATTTACGTTTGAGGTAAGAGAATCAAATGTAACATCTACTACTTTATTGAGTGATGTTTTACCTACAAATGTTTATTACAAAGTTGCAGTTGCTTATAAACAAAATGACTTTGTTATGTACTTAAATGGGGTTCAAATATCGGTAGATACTTCTGGAAATGTTCCAACTTGTTCAGAAATCTATGTTGGAAAATATATTGATGGAGGTGTAAGAATGGGAGATGTCAAATCATTGTATTTATACAACACAAGATTATCAAATAGCGAATTACAAGAATTAACACAATAAAAGTAACAATTACCCTCGTGTAACTATCGGGGGTAATAATAAATAAATAATTATGATATATAAAAGATACGAGTTTAACGACCAAGAACAAGCAGAGAGTAAAATAGATGCTTTCTTTGATGTAGATGAAGATGGTAACAAATCACAAAACATTAAAGCTGCTTTTATTAAGCTAAATAAGCTTGTAATAGAACAAGGAGAATATGATGAAGATGGAGAAGAGATAGTAGCTCCAGTATTATCTAGTGGTTATGCAGTAGATGTAATATGGAAAGAATTAGATGAAAGCCCTTATGGATGGAAATCTTATGAAGTAGAACCTGAAAACCCTAAACACAAAATATTCTAAATGATTAAGAGAATAATAAATAATATTGCATTAGATAAGAAAAATCACGTACTACTAGGTATGTTTGTAGGTTATCCTTTAATGATATTAGGCTTTGTAATAGACCAGATATATAGCGTAGACTTTATGTTAGTATCTGGTGCTATTGCAGGTATAGTTATAGTAGCTTTAAAAGAGATAGTGTATGATTGGATTCTAGGTAAAGGTAAGCCTGAGTTAGCTGACTTTCTTTATAGTGCAATACCTATATTATTTCCCCTAACAACTTACTTGATATGACAAATAAAGACCTGCTAAACACAATAGCTAAAAAACAACTAGAAAACGCAGTTCAATTATCCGACTTCATAAATAAACAAGAAGGCATAAACGAAAGACTATTAGGCTACTTAGAAAACAATGATAAAACAAACCAAGTAGGTGTTGTACAAAAACAGCAAGAGTTGAACGATAGGGTGTCTAGTTTAGAAACTAATAAGAAAGTTATGATAGGTATAGCCGCTATTTTTATTAGCATTACTACTTGGTTTGGTGGTTTTTTTAAATAAATATATTATGAGTAAATACTTTAAAGAAATAGAGTATAGTATGGATGTAGACTTTTTAGCTAAACTAGATGAAGCTAGAGAGTATGCTGGAATACCTTTTGTAATTAATTCTGCTTATAGAAGTCCAGAACATAATGCTAAGATAGGTGGTAAACCTAATTCAAGTCATTTAAGAGGTTTAGCAGTAGATATTAAAGCTAACAATAGTAGAACTAGATATAAGGTCTTAGAAGCTCTTATACACGTTGGATTTAATCGTATTGGTATTGCTGATACATTTATTCACGTTGATGATGATAAACAAAAAAGTAGTGATGTAGTATGGACGTATTAGTGTTTGTATTTAATTTAGCTATGTTGTTTTCTGGAGCATACGTTCCATTAGATGCAGTTAAATATCCTAAAACACTAATGTTAATTAATAGAATAGCCTTTATAGGACTCTTAATATACTTAATGATATGAGTGATAGAAAATTAAAAAATAACGGTAAGGGTACTTTCTTTGGTAACTTACTAAGAGGTTTAGTTAAAACAGGTAAAGAATTATCTCCTGTATTTGACGCTGTTACTGGTGGTAAAGTATCTGATATATTACAAGCTATTGGTGGTAGTAAAGAATTAACTGCTGTTGAGAAAGAAATGCTTATTAAAGAACTAGAGCAAGATGTAATAGAAATGCAGGAAGTAACTAAACGTTGGCAATCTGATATGTCTAGTAACTCTTGGTTATCATCCAATATAAGACCTTTAAGCTTAGCTTTCTTAACTTTAGCATTATTTATCTATGTTATACTAGATAGTTCTTTAGACACCTTTAAAATAGATGAGCAATGGATATCTCTATTAGGTAATCTATTAATGTTAGTGTATGGTGGTTACTTTGGAGCTAGAACACTTGAAAAGATACGTCATAAGTAAAAGACTATTTTTTTAATAATATACTACTAAAAAAAAATTGAACATAACTA